TAAGCCTGGAGCCTCAAGCCGAAGGCTTGGTCTCGTGAAATCACGAGAAAGAGGCCCCGAGGGCCTCCCTCGGTCTAAATGTTTAAGCCTGGAGCCTCACGAGAAAGAGGCCCCGAGGGCCTCCCTCGGTCTAAATGTTTAAGCGAGGGCGTGAAGAAACCTTTTCACACGCAGGACAACCCGCCAGGAAAAATGGAGGTAATGTATGCGTGTGAGGAGTGACCACCCCTGCATGGTCGAGACCAGGCTCGTCTTTCATCCTCACAATTGGCTTTTGGTCCCTGTGTGACTTGCAGTAGCCCTCGAACCTCGCGTGCCGTGTACACCTCTTGCCCGAGCCAATCAGGCCGAGACACTGACCAGTAGTAACCTCAAGGGTCGCCGTCTCCTTCATCAGTTTCTCATAGGAGAGCCGATATGTTTTTGAGATGTGATGCAAGACAACCGCCAGACGATCAGAGACCCGGCGGTCGACCTCTGTCTCAACGGCTTGCATGATTGTTTGTTCCATCTCCTTACTCATGACTCGACCGCCTTCTTAAAATAAGAATCTATACTTTTCATCTTGGAATCGTACGTGCCTTTTTTGTTGCCCGCCGTTGCCGCCCCAAATATGAGACGCTCGGGACAAGCACCCACAAGGGGTTCAAGCAGGTCACATATGGGCTTCTTCATCTGGTTCAAGAAATAGTATTGGTAGTCGATCGGAACGCCCTTCTCTTTGGCCCATTCAGGGTCCTCCGCCTTCTCATAGAGCTTTCCTGGGCCCTTGGCAGCCACAAAGGCAACACGGTCACCTTGCTGAGGCTCCGAGCCTGGTGCTCTAGAGCGAATTTTGTCCCTTACGGCCACATGCGGCATAGGAACCTTGTAGTCGGAACCAAGCTGCTTGCTCATCAGAAGCTTATCGACTGTGACCTTCCCGGAGGAGAGATCCTCAGAAGCCTGGCGAGCGAATGCTATGACGGGCCTCGGGTCGCTACTCTCGAGCATCATATCTAGAAGCTTCTTGAGCGTCTCGCGGACAAAGGGGCAACTATCTCTCCGAACAACCTGGAGACCCTTGATGTCCACCTTTTTGAAGACGACAACCGTTGAGCCGTCTGGCCGTGTCTTTCCCTCCCACATCTTGGCTGCGTAGCGCTTCTTGCTGTACAGAAAGTAGGGACAGTAGACCTTCTCGAGCTCTAGATCATTCGGCGCCTTGAAGAGTTTCGTACACTGTTCGGCTGCCAGCAGACCTTGCTCCCACGAGTAGTCTATAGCCTCTTGACCTGTACGCCCCTGTACATCAAATTCAACCATTACTGAGTCAGTATCTCCGTACCTTACGTTCGCCCCTGGAAAGTGAGATTCCACGTAGTTTTTCGTCTCCTCAATCATCTGACGACCTCTCATCGTCACGGTACTCGCGATTGCGATCAGAGGGAGCATCCCCTTGCCGGCCCCAGTAAAACCGTAAATGGAATTCATACTGATCTTGTAGGCGAGCTGCTGGCCGTTATAGACCGCCTCCATCGGCGTCCCCTCTGCAGCCGCCATCAGTTTCTTGGCCTTTTTGCGGAAGGCTTTGAGGTCCGTGAGAATAGAAGGCAGTAGGCTGACTACTGGATTTCCGTCCGCATCCGTCTGCGCAAAGGTGTGCTCTCCGTACTTTTCGTAAGTAACCCCTGGCAGGTTCGCGTAGCGCTTGTCCATCACGAGTGTCGAGTAGCACAGGTTGTGTGCGACCATGATACTCGGATACAGAGAGGCAAAGTCCAGTGCCGTGATGGGAGTGTAGTATGCGCCAGTCTGCGCCTCCAGAACCGTCGCGCCCTCATAGCCATCCACTGGACCTTCGGGTCGCCGAATGGTCGGGATGAGAAAGCCGAGCTGACGGGCCTTGTACGCCATCTGGCTGAAGACCTTGATCTGCTGGCCTCGCTCGCTCAAGAAAGACAGAGGGACCCAGCACGCCTTGGCCATCTCGATCTGGTTCTGAAGCTGGCAGACCTTGGCCATAATCTTGTGAGGCAGGACCGTATCCTTGATGCAGTACTCGGCCACCTCGCCGAGACGCTTGGGGTCTCCCTCTAGAAATCGGGAAAAGATCTCCTTGACGGGCATATCCATCTTTTGGTCCTTGAGGAAGTGCTTGGCACAGGCATTCAGTGAGTAGGACTCGAGTTTGTGCTCGCGCTTGATGTCCTGGAAAAGGTCAAAGACGTAGCGGCCAACCATAGGGACCATCTTGAGCTCGTTGCTACCCAGAGCGCTCGAGGCCAGATGCTTGATTGTGAGTTCTGAGGGCAAGTCTGTGCGGCGGCCCCAGAGCGTCTCGACGCCGAGACGATTTGCACGGACAAAGAGAAACTCGAGATCGAACCCGAATATGTTCCAGCCCGTGATGATATCTGGGTCAATCTCTGCTAGATACTTGCCGAAAGCCTCGAGGAGTTCTCGCTCAGTCTCAAAGGACTCGCAGTCGAGCCCGTCAGTCTGCTTGAGGCAAAGGCACTTGCGCTCACTGATCTCCTGGCCAAAATGGGCAGTCGTCATACCAATCTGAAATACACAGTCTCCTGGAATCTTGGGATCGGGAAAGTTTCCCGTGCTCGAGTAACACTCAATATCAAACGACATCACCTTCAGGGGGGCGATCGAGTCCTTGTCCTTCACGGGAGTAAAGGTTCCACGGAAGTTCAGGTCACAGCGTGTATCTGGGTCATCCATATCTTCAGAAACCTGAATCCAGCCTGTGCTGGTACAGCCAGACACGTGCATGAAGCGTAGGACTGGGTCAAGATTTGCCTCGTAAATCTTCCATTTTTCGCGCTGAAGAGAATACATTGCCGAGCGAAACTCTTTGAAGGTGCGGAATGTCAGTTTGGCAAAGCGTGTGCGGGCACCGTTCTGAAAGCCCCACAGATCCTTGGCGCTAAGGTACTCGATCTTGGCTCCACGAACTTCTGGAATATCAGATCGCATTTTTACAAAAAAGTACGGTTCGAAGACGGTACTGGCAGCCACTGACTTGCCGTCTTCGGTCCGACCATAGGCCCGTACGATGTACTGACCGGCCTCATCATCGTATCCTTCCCAGGCGATTGCTTGAAAGGTTACCATTTTGTTTATTTTTTAGAGTTTGTTCTTTCTAAGCCCCCGTGGACCCAAAGCCGCCATCGCCGCGCTCTGTCTGAGCGAGGTTCTCGTTGGCCACCTCGACCACATCAGGGGTCACGCATGACTCGAGAATGAGTTGAGCGATCCGGTATCCGGGGCGGATCACAAAGGGCTGACGGATGTCGAGGTTCTGCAGGACCACCTTAATCTCACCCTGATAATCTGGGTCGATGACTCCAGCCAGTGTGTCCAGACCGTGCTTTACGGCAAGTCCAGAGCGAGGTGCAATACGTCCATAAGTTCCCTGTGGGAGCTGGATGCTAATGCCGGTCGCGACAACGACCCTATGACCAGGAAGGACGACATAGTTGTCAATACTGAATAGGTCATAACCAACCGCTCCGGGGGTGGAACGGACTGGAAGAGTTGCGTGAGTAACAAGACGTTGAACATTGAGGGCCATTCTAATAGTTAAGGATCTCTGATCTTTATATAATAGATGGCCAGTTTCCACACCAAGACTTTTACAAAACACGATGACTACATGACACCCAAGTCAGCATGGGAGGCTGTCAAGCAGTTTATTCCAAAAGACAAGGTCATCTGGGAGCCCTTTTATGGCGATGGGCGCTCGGGCCAGCTTCTGCGCGAGATTGGCTTTCAGGTTATCCACGAGGACGAGGACTTTTTTCAGACCAACAAGGGAGACATTATAGTGAGTAATCCGCCATTTACGATGGTTCCAGACGTTCTCAAGCGCCTGGTCGAGATCGGCAAGCCTTTCATGCTCATTATGCCAAGTCCAAAAATCTGCACGCAGTACATGCGCTCGCTATTCGCCAAGACCGAAGACCCTATCCAAATCATCATCCCTCGCAAGCGCATCCAGTTTGTGAAATTGGTCAACGGGGAAGTTCCAGAGAATTATGAAAGTAAATGCAACTTTGATTGTTTTTATTACTGCTGGAAGATGGGACTTAAGAGGGACATTATATGGCTAGATAATTAGGATGTCACGATGTCTTCTTCTAGATGTTGACGGCGTTTTGTTGCGTAACAAACCTCTCATCGAGCATGTGAAGCATAATGCAGTGCGTTATGTCGCCAAAAAGTTGCCCGATTGTCCTGACCCTGAAGAGACGAACAAAGTATTGTATTTATCACACGGACACACAGCCAGGGGTCTAAGGAGCGCGTTTGGCATAGACGCTTCAGATTTTAACGATTTCGTCTATGACAAGAATCTGATGACCCACCTTATGGATGTTATCGGATCTAATGAGTTTCGGCTCGATGCCGAAACGGTCCATTCCCTGACTGAACGTGGATGGCCAGTGACTCTGTTTTCAAACGCGCCTTATCAGTGGGTTCGTCCAGTCGCTCTTGCCATAAATGACCAAGTCAGCATTCGGTGCCCAGGACCCGACACTTCCGTGGCCAACTTCAAGCCGGACCCGTCTTTTTACAAAGAGTTTGACTCGGCGTGTGATTCTTATTACTATGTAGACGACTCTCTTAAGAACCTCGGGGCGGTGCGCGCCTTTCCGAACTGGCGCCCGATCCACTTCACCGAACGCAAAGATGTGCGCCTCTGGTGTCCGCAGGTGAGCTCATTGCCCGAGTTGGCCCTTAGCCTAGGGACCCTCTCCTCACGGGGCTAATGCGTTTCATTTTTTTTATAATATTTCCAAGAACATTTCGAGGAAGAATATTTCCAAGCTGATGGATTGTGGCGGCTATACGGCGATTCATAATTGGTTTACGCAGACGGACTGCTGCTTTGCGCGTGAGACTATTAACGCGCGCGGTCCGTGAAGGACTCGTGCGGCGGGCGTACCGCCTCGCATTTTCGCTATAAACCCGGCGCTCAGCCTGTTCGTAAAATCTTTGAACATTAGCCGCTGGCCAGCGCCTCTTGAGATTATTTAATTCTCGGTTAATTTGAGCAAAGGTATTCTGATTCGCATTGCCCCTCGCGTTATATACGCGGCGGGCCAAATTCACAATCATGCGTTTTGTATTTGGGTTCAACGCCATTTACTCTAAGACAATAAAATTGTCCCACCGACAACAGCACCAATCCCCGCAATCTGTTTGAGCCCAATACTCTCCTTCAAAATGAGGACCGCCAGGGCTGCTACAAAGACGGGGACTGTTGAGGTCAGTGCAGTTACTAGTGATATTTCACCATGATGAATAAGACTAAAATAAAGAATGTTGGCCAGAAAGCCAAAGACTGTCGCGGCCAAGATGGCCAAGACTACTGGCACGGCCAGACTTCGCATCTCTGTACTTAGGTGTTCGCTATGCCACCCTATGTACATAAGTGTCAAGGCAAAATATATTACTGAAGAAATTACTAAAATCATGTGGTGGCTAAGATTCTTGACGGCGTGTTTCTGTATCACGACCTGAAGAGCCGTTAGGGCCGCAACTGTCAAAGCAGGTATAACGATGACATTAACCATTAAGTTTTACAAAGTTTATTTTTCTATACATTATCACATTCGCCATGTTACCCAAGATGTGAACCATACAGTGAAGTATGATAGTCTGATAATATCTATTTATAATGTAACACATAATTGCTAAATATGTTAAAACTAAAAAATACAATTGATTCGAAGAGTAAAAAGATGTGTAGGTGTTTAGAACACTACACGACGAAACCGTTGCTATATCCATGTTACGCCTGAATCCATACACGGGATATCTCCAGTAGTTTAGGGAAGTACCAACTATGGCCAATGAACACAAAGCGCCCTTCATGTCCCCTTTCCATGCGGCCGCGACGGTGGTTAATAACGTGAGTAAACTCGTCTTGAGAAAGACATCACTTTGTTCCTTGGAACAAGTCCGCATTGTCTTTTACAATCCCAAAAACTTTATAATTTGACTCCGAGTGCATGCGAGCCAGTGAAAAATCTCACCCACGATGAATGTCCAGATCATGACAATCCAAAAACTTTTAAAATTAAATATTTTGAAAATTCCAAAAGCCAAGAGAACCGTCATCACCGTGTCGACAAGGGCGATGTTGAGAATAGGGATCCGCCACCGATGGACACCCGTTCCTGGCGCGCCAAAAATATTCTTATATGGGCACTTTCCCATTATTATTATACGAGTAGATAATAGATGGGCAACTGGTATCAGTTGTTTTCATACTGGGGATATGGCCTAGGACTTCTCTGGGCTGCAGGCCTTCCTGTTCCAAGTCCAAAATTAATTTTATTTTTAAATTTTTTGTTTACAGTTTTTGCAGGGATTGTGCGTTTGTTGATGCGCAAGCGGATGGACCCTGGAGTTTCGGCTTTTATTCTTGTGACTCACGGTTTGGCAGCATGGCTCGTGCGCAAGGCACCCATAGATATCCAGGGATCTTTGATTGTTTTCCTTTTGTACAATTTGAGTCTGATCCCTCAAGGAACAAGCCTTATTGGCCAGTGGCGTGAACTATGGGTCGAGCCACCAAAGAGTTTAGGAGATTACCTAAAGAGTAGGGGTCTTTTGTAAGTAACTATGTGCGGAATCTACATGTGTACCGCAGGCACAAAGCCCCCTGAGCACGTCCTCAAGCACCGAGGGCCAGACCAGTATGTAAATATGGACGGAATGGTCATCTGGCGACTGGCCGTAAATGGCGGTCTAGAGGGTCTTCAGCCAATTGAGCACAACGGCAAGTGGATTGTAGCCAACGCAGAAATCTATAATTATCTTGAACTTGGTGGATTTGAGGGCCTCTCCGACTGCGAGGTGATCCTGCCCGTTATTGAGGAGTATGGACTTTCCCGGGCCTGTGATCTCTTCCGGGGCGACTTTGCCTTTGTGTATACGGATGGTGTTGACACCTGGGCAGCACGCGACTCGGTCGGTATCCGCCCCTTGTTCTACTGTCGTCACGCCAAGGGCATCGCGTTCGCCTCTGAGGCCAAGGCGCTGCTCCAGTTCCACCGCCGAATCGACATCTTTCCACCCGGTCACTTGTATGATTCCCGTCTAGACAAGTTTATTTGCTGGTCTCCTAATTACTGGCCTTGCCCGCGCGATGACACCGACGAAGCCTTTGTACAGTCTCATATTCGTCACCTCTTGACGGAGGCGGTCGATCTGCGGGTCCATGCGGGCCGACCGGTGGGTTTCTTTTTGAGTGGGGGGCTGGACTCTTCGATAGTGGCTGCTCTAGGAGCGCAGAAACTTGGGAAGATCAAGACTTTTTCCATTGGACTGGAAGGAGCCCCAGACCTCTTGGCCGCGCGTGAGATGGCCAAATTTATCGCCTCTGATCACACCGAGGTTCACTTCACGGTCGAGGTGGGTCTCAAGGCGCTCAAGGAGGTCATCTGGCACCTGGAGACTTATGATACGACGACCATCCGAGCCTCCGTGCCGATGTATCTCTTGAGTAAGTATATCAAGGAGAATACTGATATTCGAGTCATTCTGAGCGGAGAAGGCTCGGACGAACTCTTTGGAGGCTATCTGTACTTCCACTCGGCACCGAGTGTCGACAAGTTTCGGACTGAGACGAATCGCCTTGTTCAGGATGTACATATGTTCGATGTTCTCCGGGCCGACCGCACAACGGCCGCACATGGCCTGGAACTCCGAGTCCCCTTCTTCGATCGGGACGTGATAGACTATGTGATGGATGGTTTCAGCACGGAGATGAAGATGCCCCGGGACGGCTACGAAAAGTACCTCTTGCGCAAGGCGTTCGAGGACTTGTTGCCCCGAGAGATTGCCTGGCGCCAGAAGAACGGTATGAGTGATGCCGTTGGTTATGAGTGGGCCACGGCCCTCCGAAAACTCGGAGAGGCCAAGTACCAAGAGATTTTTAGTTCTCACTTCAAGGGATCCTTGGACCATCTGGTTCCCTACAAGTGGATGCCGCGGTGGGTAGAGGCGACTGACCCAAGCGGCGCTCTGCTCCCTGTATTTCATCCATAGTGAGCCGTTGATAAAATTAATATAGTAATACAGAAAGAACAAGCAAAAACATCTCTAAAAAAATGATGATTTCTAACTGGGACGATGACGGGCACGAAAACCTGACTCTCGACATCCTGGACCATTCTGAGATTTTCGTGCGCCGCCCTACACATCGGGCACGAAAGTTTCACCTTCATACACTTCACAAGACACTCCACGTGCATAATCTTCTTACAGCACCCGAGCGTCGCAAGAGTTCCATCAAGTTCAGACGTACATATAGGGCACTCGTCATGCTCCATATACTAAAGACTGTGATCTTATTTTTAATAAGATGGATATGTTTCCTCGCTCAGAGGAAGGTCATATCATAGAGTTATACCAGTTGGGAGACTTTTGTAAAGATCTTGATAAAAAACGGAGAATCAATCCAATGGGAGAGAATGTATACCTTTTACCCGACGGACGTATCGTCCGTGATGAGGACAAAATAATAGCGGCCCAAGAGATATGGAAGGAGCGGGCCTATGCGCCCCCTGGAACACTTTTCGCCAAGAGAGGATACATGTACAACAAAACTTTTAAAAACTTTATTAATAATAAGAATGAACATTCATAACGCCGCATGGAATGGCGACATGAATAGGGTTAGGACTCTTTTGAACCAGGGAGTCAGCCTGAATTCTGTGAACCGGGTCCACAATCACACCCCTCTTGTGATTGCGGCGAAGCGTGGCCATTTGAACCTTGTGAAATACCTTGTCGGCAAAAACGCATCAAGAAAAAAGAATATTCAAGATGCTTTTGTAGCAGCCCTCGGGCGCGTCTACTTTCCAAACAACAAGAAGATTGCTTGGGAAAATCACATTGCTATAATCAAATACTTGATTAACAAAGGTGCGAACGTGAATGCGAAGAATGGCACCATGAATCACACGCCGCTCCTGGTTGCAGTGACGCGTGGTCGGTCAAACATGCCTGTAAAAAAAATTAATGAATTACTTGATATACTCGTTAGGGCGAAGGCGAAAAACATGAGCTATCTCAAGAACTATCCTAATAGTTCTGAAAGGAAGTTGATAGATAACGCAATCATGAGAAACAAAAAGCGAAAAAACTCTCGTAGTGAGGCGATTTTGACCCTTCTGAGTTTCAAGGGTAACCACGGGCGAATGGATCCCCATGTTGCGCATTTGATTGCCAAGACGGCTGGATATTAAAGATTTCTTACGCATAGTAGGTATGGAGGGTTGGATCGCCGTGACCCGTACGCCAACTCTCGGCCAGAAGCCTCGGCGTGTAACTCTAAAGAATAAGAATTATGTAGTTTGGCGCGATGATAAACACACCCCGCGCATTCAATCAGATGCGTGCAGGCATCGCGGTGCGTCTCTGTCAGGCGGAAAGGTCCGTGATGGTTGCGTGGAGTGTCCGTACCATGGCTGGAAATATACAGAATCATCTGTCACCCAGCCATGGTCCAGCACGCCCGAGTATTTCCTGAATGAATTCAACACGTGGGAAAAGAATGGACTTTTGTGGGTCCGTCCAGTTGGTCTTCAGGGTCCAGAGCCGCCTGATATTCCACACATGACTGAACTTGGATTCAACACTGCCTGGTTTGAGACGACTATCAAGCAATCGGCCCAGTTGATCATCGAAAATGGTATAGACCCCTGCCATGCTTCGTGGGTCCACGCAAACCCTCTTGGATTTGGGAGCGACTCTGAGAGGCCAACGAATGTAATTCATGAAGGAAATACCATAGAGTTTGATTATATACCGAACAAGGATGGAATTTCTACCAAGCTCTTTGGTCTTGACACGACCAAGAATTTCCACAAGTTTGTCTTGCCCTATACGACCTGGTCCGACGTGATTATCCATGGCGGGAAGATCCTCACGACGTACGTGACGCTGTGTCCGGTATCAGATACTGAGACGAAGATGTTTGTAGGATTTTCACAAAACTTTGGGGTTCCTTCGGATCTCTTCATTCTCATGGGCAAGGCGATCGTAGAGCAAGACCGCGCAATTCTTGAAAATATAGACCCTTCTTATAGGCACAAGGGCATCCCGGGAGAGCATGATGACCTGGTTGAGGTCTACCGCAAGTCTCTCCAAGGGCTAGTGTTTCGTTAGAGACCCCGAAGGCGTGCAATGTACCTGTTGTACTGCTTCATATTTGCGGACTTTTTCGCGGCCGAAGCACCAAGGCGCGTAGGTTTTATAGCGACCATAATAGTCCCGTTAGGATTTATGACAGTTCGGAACTTATTTTTAGGAAGGTGTTTCTGGCGCGCCAACCAGCCGCGCAGGGCTGCCTGAATCCTCTTGGAGGCTGTGTTTTTTTGTAAGTTGGCGTTATTAAACAACGGCTGACGAAGAACTGGAGAACGACGGATCGGTGACGGCGGTGAGCGCCGTGGGCGATTCCTTGGGCGCATAGCATTCTGTCTAGCGAGTGAATATACAACGCGGGGCGGTGATCGGGGGCTGGGAGAACGACGGATTGGCAACGGTGAGCTCTGGTTGGCGGCTGTCCGAGTGTTGAAATTTACACGACGGGCTGGTGATCGGGGGCTGTTCGGCATTTACTTTATATATAGAAATTTATGAGACTGAGTAAAAACTAGGTTCTGTGTCCTCGGGCCGCATCTCGGGAGCAGGAGACTCAAACACAATGGACCCCATCACCACTATCGAACAAGAGATTGCGTCTATCCGCCAGAAGGAGCTTGAGTTGCGTAGTAAGCGCGACTACCTCCTCATCAAAGAGGCCGAGAAAGAGATAAGGGCCTCCATTCCCTCTGCAGCCACAGAGATTGCCAAGGCTCTTATCAACGTTCACACCCAGAATGAGGATGGCCCGAGCATAGACTGCCTCTTCTGGATGCAGACACCCGAGGTGAATACGGCGGGGCTTCTACAGATGGCCGAGTGGCGCGATGCCGAGACGATCGAGATATTCCTGAAGAATGGCGCTGATATAAATGGTGAAGATGAACAGGGTTTCTCTGTTCTGGAGATGGTTATTCAGGGCCACGATGGATACTGGCGGGGCGACTCATGTCATTGGAACGAGCAAGTCTTCAAGGTTCTGGCCAAGTACAAGGTTAATAGGTATATTCAACACGGGTGGATCATCCCGCAGTGCTGCGACGGCGCCCCCAAGTATGTTCGAGACTTTCTAGGACTAGATGATGATGTGTAAAAAAAATCTTGCGTTAAATTAAATGCCCAGTCCAAAGAAAGCGTCCCCCGCGCAAGTGGCGAGAGCCGTAAATGTTCTATATGCCAGCGGAAATATGAGTCTTCGTCAAGCAAAGACTATACTGAAGAACGCAGCTCCTACGCACAAAGGGGGCAATCCCTTCTCGACCGCCGCGACCCGGAATCGCGCCAAGAATATAGTGAATGTCTATGGACGTCCGTCCATGGGTGGTGGCTTCAACTTTCACCGGAGATGAAGTAGTGTAAAAATTCGTGTTCTGTTCCTTCCAGTGTCCCCCTAGAGCATGAGTCTTCCAGACTCGAACACGATGACACGTGAGATTATCATAATGGTCGGCTTCCCAGGGTCCGGGAAGTCTACTTTTGCGCGCGGACTTGATGCGACTATCATTTCTGGGGACGAATTAAAGACGGCCCCAAAAATGATAAAGACGGCCGAGTCGGTTCTGAAGGCGAACCCCGGTCAATCGATAGTGTTCGATGCGACGAATGCGACCCGGGCCCGAAGAGCCGAGTATGTGGCCTTTGCCAAGAAGCACGGCCTGCCCGTGAAGTGCATCCACGTGGCGGCCCCCATCGAGACCTCTATGGAGCAAAATAGCGGGCGCGAAAAGCCCGTGCCAAAGATTGCCCTGTACCTGTACCGCAAGAAGTTCGAGAGGCCGAGTGCTGATGAGGGTATGGAGATTGTTGTAGTGTAATAAAAACTTGCGTTATATCAGTATGCCAGTCAACTTGGAAACACTCCAGGCTATAATGAACGATGTTAGGCCAAAATGGCCAAAGTTGCGTAAATATATAGGCGGGGGTGAGAATGGGCCCGTTTTTGAACTGAATGACGGCCGGTATATGAAAATCATAGCGAATAACGCGCCTCAGGAGTGGAGAACGCTCCAGCGTCTTCAGGGGACCCATGTCGTCCCTCGATTTAAGAAGAACAATCATCTGACTATTACATTTGGATCTACCCCAAAACAAAAACTTGCGAAAATTCTGAATACGAACTATGTCGGAAACAAACTGACAGTTGTGATAATGGGCCGGGTCGGTGGAGGACAGGCGATGACATTGCGCAATTATATAAAGAAATATCCATATGCAAATAACCATCATATCCAGAATCGCATCTTTCACATAATCGATCAGATGCACATACGGGGCGTGTCTCACGGTAACCTTCATCATGGGAACATTCTCGTGACGGTAGGTCCGACCGGGCGCATCACGGCGATGTGGGTTATCGACTTTGGCCGCTCGAAAATATTTAACCTGGGGAAGACCGAACGCCAACATTATTCTCAAATCAAATCTAACAGATCACACCGGACACTAACATTGAACAGAAAACACTATGCTAATCTTCCGGTATACAATAATTCACGACTGAATGTGAATATGGCAAATGTTCATTATGGAAGAAATTATCCCAAGAATCGCGAGAATAAAATAAAGAAATTCAGACTGAATATAGCCGAGAATCTAAAACTCTTAAAATCGCCCCGTAAAGTGTCTTCTGTTCGGCGAACAAAGAGCGCCAGTCCGCCCCGGAGGCGCGTAAAAATTCGCGCCCTGTCCAAGTCAGTTACATCAAAAGCCCTGAAACAAACATACAGGAATTAGGGTTCTGTTCCTTAGGGTCGAGACCAAGGAGCACGAGTCTTTCAGACTCAAACAAAATGGCTTCATTCTACAACATTGTCCACAAGACTGATAAGAGCTTCGCGCCGTTTCACGCATCTACACACGAGTATGCGACTCGTCTGTTTTACGGAATCCTCGCCAACAAGCCTGAACTTGTTGGCCTCCTAGAGATTGTGGAGATCACCCCAGAAGAACCCAAGACCGCCAAGCCTGCGCTCGAGCGCCCTTGGAACTGCTCGCTTACTTATTGAAGTGTAATAAAGGATTCTCTCTACATTATAGCATGGAACTAAGTGTCTGCGCGCCCGTTCGGACCGATTTTTTCGCCAAGAGAGATGAGAGAGAAAAGGCCCTTAATTTGTCGTTAGAACAGCTAGAAGCGTTCAAAAAGCGCTCACCCGAAGCCATCTTTCCCAAAGACATCTATGGCCCCGTGACGAATCCAAATATCCTGTACGCCTCGGAGTATATTCGTTTGCTCGAGGCAGCCGTACTGGCCAAAAAGTCGCTCGAGATGATGGACATAGTCCTTGAGGGCCTTATGCACGAGCGTATTAAGATACTCGAGGACTTATTGAAATGATGGCCAAAGGAAGACACAGGGGTATGATTCCCCACACGGCCGACCAGAAGTAGTTGAAGTACTCATAGTATCCCTTGAGACTCGGGAATATCATAAATATTCTGAAAATAAGATCCAAAAGAACTCCGTAGATGGCCAAGTTCACAAAGGTGACAGGTATCCCAGACAACAGAAACAAGGCGTAAAATAAAGACATCATACCCCCAGCCACGAATACAGATTCCGCTCCCCCATGAAGCCGAAAGTAGTCCTTGAGTCCCCACCCTGTCGGGCCTCCAAGACCGCCCCGAACACCCATCTGAAGCAGAAAGTCTCCTACGAACCCAGTGAAGCACGCCACAGCCAACAACAGGAACTTATTCATTACTTTCTTCAGACTTTTTATTTTCAATAAGTGGCGGGAGTTTGGGAGTTCCCAAGAGATTCATGGACTTGCGGACTGCTGTATAGGCCCGTTCTACAAAGTCCACATGTCCATTCATCTTGGCGCATTCCTTTTCTATCTTGGACAACCTCTGATCTATGGAGGCAAGTATCTTTTTGATTTCCTCAAACTCCATTTTAAATAATATTGTTTAGTAAAATTAAATGAGCAATAGACTTTATGTAAATTTCAAGAGGTTCGAACGCCGCCTGCGTAATTGGGAGTCGAATGCACAGGGATTTGGAAACGGCCCCGCCCCTCGACTTTCGGCTGCGAACTATGAAACCCTGGGCCGAATTAATCAAAATATAAATAATTTTAAGAAGCGGGTAAACAATTCCGTAGCGGCCAACAAGGCCCGTGGAATAAAGAGCGCCGTGGGAAGGATCACAAATCTCGAGAAACGCCGATTTAATTACACCGCCCAAGGCCCAAGCCCCCGTACGCGTCAGACACTCATGACGGAGATTGCACGCCTAGAAAAGCAGATAGGCAACAAGATTAAGATGATTAACAAGGCCCGGGCAAATGCTCAGCGTGCTGAAAGCGCCCGAATTAAACGTCTAGTCGGCCGGGCAGCGCTTCACTGGCGCGAACGCACCGCGCGCCCCGCAAGCAAGGGAAGTCCGGGTGGCCGACGCCATCGCACGGCCAAGCGCGCTTTTAATTTGCGAACTGGTCGTATTCGCAACGTCGGCACGAGCCCCATGCCCTCGCCGCCGAGTCCGCGGTTTCGCAATCGTGGAACATCCATGAGTCCGAAGCGCCGAAAGACATAAGGAACTCGCACGTTGAGTACCTAAATGTACATAGTGTGCTCTTTGGCTGGTGGGGGTGCTCAGCACCCCCGGTGTCCCGTATGGGCCCACTGAGAATTCTTTCCACTGTTGTGCCGAACGCATAGTTCTGGCACGTCTACATCAGCAAGCAAAACGCGAGGGAGTAAAGCCTGCCCGTTTTGTTCACTGGACCTATAGAAAGTTTGGCCCTTTGATAATCCAAAGGACCCGTAAGGATGGCCTTCCCGGATGTTCTATGCCCTGCGTTGTCTGCAGGAAAGCCCTAGACCGTATCAGGATGCCGTGGATGGCCCACGTTGATTACAAGTGGTATTCAAGCACAGACCCAGATGTCCCAAAATCCAAGCCGACCAATAAACAGAGATCGACTATGTTTGCTTGACTGGTGGAAAAATAGACCCGATGACCTTGGCACACTCAAGGGCAACCTCACGATGCTCTTTCTGCGTGCCGTTTCCCGACCTCAGTTCAATATAGTGAATCCAAGACCTTAGAGTGCCGTTTACATACATACGTGAAGGAGTCATACCTTCGGGCAATACAACTCGGGCCTGCTCACGGGCAATTCCCTTCTCTATCGCCCAGTTGTACGCCTCCTCGGCCGCCTCTGAAATGATAGTCTGTTTCAGAAGCCACTGATATTTAAGAGAATTATCATCCGTCTCTAGGCTGTTCTGCCTATTCTTAGAATCCTGAAGGCGCGCCTCCCGTGGTTCAAAGTCTAGAGATGGAATCGCGTAACGCTGTGAAAACTCCTGAAACGAGAATGACCTGTGACGCAGAATCTGCCGAGCAATATCCCGGGTCGTCTCAATCTCCAGACATACGCTGACCATCTCAAGAGGAGACCAGTGCTTATTGCGGATAAGATATCCTATAAGTTTCTCATTTGTTTCTTTATTGTCCTGATTTTCAGGGTTTGATACGCGCGCGCAGTAAGCAACCAGGTCTTGAAGTGTCTGTTCGACAGGACCAGGTGGCTGAGAGTAACTCACAAGTGAGACTTTCATTTATTTGGAATAGTTTAAATTCCTTAAATGCTCCTACCGAGGCTCGAACTCGGATTTGCGGCTCATAAGACCGCCACACTAACCAGTTGTGTTATAGGAGCGTTTGGGGTCTCCCCCACTTATACTACTTTTATTCTCTTTATCACTTAAAAGAAAACATATCAAATCTAATAATGAAGACTGGTGAGGGAGAACTTAACATGGATTCTTTCTACGAGGCAGCCGATGACATCTTCCGCCCCGTCATGGAGTCATCCGTTGTCCTTGCAGGTCACTATGCCAAGGCTTGCGGGCGTCAAGGAATCACGCAAAAGGACATTTCCTTGGGCCTAATGTACGCCGCTCGCAACGTCGCTGGAAAGCAACTCGGTACCCTGTATCCTGAGATTTATGAAGAAGAGGAAGAGGAAGAGGAGGAGGAGGAGGAAGAGGAGGAGGAAGAGGAGTGGACCGAGTACACGGGCCAAGATGATGATATAGCCAAGAAGATGAATGAGTGCGCGGCAACATTTGACGCTTGGGAGCCCGAGGAGTTCTATCTGAAGGCGATCAAGAGCGCCGCCTTGAAAGCCCGTGACTCCTTAGGTCTTGATCAGGATCAAAACGAGTAGCGTACCAGGCCCTAGGAGCCTTTTTCTTAGAAACTAAAACAAACTTGTAAACGCGAGCGACACCCCACTGGTTCGCCGTCATCCCTGGACGACTCCCACCCGTCTGCCAGGCACGACGCCCCCTGTCATAGACTGTATCCAGAGCCTTCAAGGGGATACCAGTCCTCTTGGAAATTAAACTTTTGTTAAACTTTAGTCCTGGGTAGACCTTGTGAAACTGCAGGGTCCATCGCGACTTGCGTGGCTTGGCAAAGCTATTGGATTTTCTTAAAACAAAATTTTTATTTTTTTTTCTTTTCATGAGTTCCCGCTCACGTGTAAACTTTAGCATGCGACTTAGCCCGCTAAAGTACCTCTGGGGCCATGTGCGCTTCAGGGTTATGTGCCGAGGATGCCTTTTCATTAATATTATTTGTATATTTTAATGGACCTGAATGAGTTGTACTACAGGTATGAGGCGGCTGAAAATGCGGTCCGGCGGGCGCCCGATCCCCACTCCCGTATAATGGCGGTGGCGGCCCTGTCGCGCGCTTTTTACGCGCTTGGCCATGCTATAGGCGTGCCTTACCACAACAACAGGACCCTGAGAGTCATGAGACGTAATAATATACGGACACTTCAACCTGGTCAGGAGCCTCCAGAATTTCACAGATTTCGTAATAACGCATGGGAGCGACGCGCAGAGGCGGCAATAAGAGAATTGAAGAGGCGATACAGGGCCGCGACTATTTCTATCATGCCTTCCCTTCCGCGTAATATGCAAGAGGAGATACTCCTAAAATTGGGGTCTGTGTTCTAGGGTCCCTGGATGGAGGGTAGTAATACAAATAAGAATGTATAAGCGCCCAGTCATCAAGTCTACCAAAGTCCACGCGCCCCCGTCTCCTTGGGTCGCCAAGATCAACGATCTCATCGCATGCGGCAAACTCGTACATGTGGACACCGACGAGAAAGGCCGAAAGATTTACCGTCTCAATAATTTACTCGCGTAATAGTAGAATGGCGTGCTGCGGCACAATCAGGAGAGACACCCCCCTATATGTAATATTGCCGTATTTCAACTACTGCGGTTTCAAATCGCGTCATCGTCTCTTTATAGAATGCGTCGAGCGCCTCCAGAAGACGCCTGGTATACGCATCGTCATCTCAGAGGCCCTTGGCCCCCTGCCCTTGCCGAAACTCGGCGTGGTCCATTTCACCTTTAACATCCAGGACCAAATATGGATAAAGGAAAGTCTAGTGAATATGGTTGTCCCGAAGCTCCCTGCCGACTGGCTCTACTTGGCATGGATAGATGCTGATTTAACTTTTTTAAATCCCAATTGGGTCGAAGATACACTGAAACATCTCAAAACAGATGATGTTGTTCAACTTTTTCAGACAGTCATCAATCTTGGCCCCCGCGGCGAGGCTCTAAAGATTGATAAAAGTTTTGGATACATGTACAAAGATAGTGGAACCAAGTACGTAAAGACGGACAAGTACGGCTTTTGGCACCCAGGCTATGCGTGGGCCTGTACGCGCTGGTCTTGGGAAAAGATGGGCGGGCTCGTGGATTGGGCTATCCTTGGCTCGGGCGATCGCCATATGGCCATGGCTTGGATAAATCGCGTCAAGGATAGTTTTCCTGGAAATATAAATATAAATTATAAAATTCTTTTGATGGTCTATGAGAATCGGTGTAAAAACTTCCGGCTTGGCTATGTACCTGGTACGCTCCTTCATCATTGGCACGGAAGTCTTGAGAACAGGCGATACAAGGAGCGCTGGCAGATACTGACCGAACACGACTTTGATCCCACAGATGATCTCGAGGCCGACTCGCGGGGCCTGACTTGCCTTTCAAAAAAAGGAAAAAGAATTTCAAAAGATATTTCCAATTATTTCCATGAGCGCAAGGAAGATGAGTAGTGTGTTCAAGGGTCCATGGTCCAAGACCTTCCCTCTAACAACAAAATCATGGCCGAGTTTCTCCGTAACGCACTGAGCGCAGTGACCCGTGCCCAGGCGAGCAAGGGAAATGATATGGTCTATGCCTGTGAGGCGGCCTGGGCCGAGTACTACTGGCACGCCTTCCTGAAGGTCAAGGGAGGGGCGCACATTCGGACACAGGTGTCGGAATTTCACGAGCTCATGGAGGCGCGACACACGGAGCGGGCCCTTCAGATTTTGAGTCGTGTGTCCTCGGCCCAAGATGGCGACATCTGAGTTTCTAAAATGGCTACATTCGCCACCATACCCGTAAAGTTTGCTCCCAAGCGCAAACTTATCGACTTTGCAATGCCCAAGTGGCGCAATAAAATTGGCGAATTTGACTCTCCCGACATCTTCTCCTGGGTCAACTGTTTGTACCAGGACAAGGTGTTTCCTACGCGTGCCGAGTTTAACCTAGCTTATGATGAGCACAGGTGTGATTGGGCACGCAGGCCGATGGTCATCAGCAAGGAGGACCTAGACGCACTAGAAGAGGAGCACAAAGAGGGGGCATTCGAGGACACGACCAAGCCGGGCCTGGTCGCCAAGTTCCTGGAAAAAGCCCGCAAGGCTCTAGCTAGTGAGAAAGTTGTGTTTGTATATTAATATGGATATCGAGCTTCAACCCCTTGTCACTGAAGTCCCGTCTCCGCCGCGCGCGCCACCCTCCCCAGTCGCCCCGTGGCTCCCCTTAGTCTCTATATCTATAGGAATCTTCGCCCTTTGTTTTCAGGTTTTTGTTCTTTATCCATGGCACCTGGAGCTCTCTTCACAGTTTGAAGGACTTCAGAGAGACTGTATGACGTTGGCGTCTAGAGGAGGCATGTAGTTTACGGCGGGTATCGCATCCTCCGAGTTTGTCTCGCCTATGGGCATACAGACCCGAGGGTTGCCGCCGAAAGAGTTGGGACCAGGGACAAGATAGTAGCCTCGTGGACAGACGGGCCGGCGCCCGCCGGCGCGAGAGAGGGGTGTGTAAGTAATGAAAAATCCGAAAACAAAGAGGAGAATAAGACCTGCAATGACAGCTTTCCTCATTAATCTAACTTGAGAAAACTTTTGAAGCGTGCGAGGATCTTCCGCAAGATGCGCAAGACTCTCTCACGGAGCGTTGGCGCCGCCGTCCTGACGGTCAGTGGACGAGTGCTCCATGTCTTGGTTGTTTCATCATAGCAAACCTCCATTATTTAAATTTACGAGATTCTCCTTTAAGAGCGTTTGCTTCCTTCTTGGCTTCGCCCGCTGCGTCATCACCAACTTCTTTGGCCGCTTTCACCACCTTACTCTTGTGGTAAAAAGTGTAGTAAAGGACCATTCCCAGAATAATAAGTATTCCAATCACGAAAGCAATTGTAGGGGCCCATGTCGCAAAGAGACCTGGCGCTTTGGTCGCCGCAACCACACCCCCTCCCGTAATAGCAGCGGCACCAGCCATGCCTGCGAAGGATGACGTGACGGTTGTTGGCGTCCACTGGCGCTGAGGTTCTTCTGGTTGTGGAGAGCCTCTGCTTCCTGGCCAGTAAATGCGCTTACGTAATGACCCTATGTATATACGTTCAGTGACTGGAGCGCCAACTCCCCCCTGCATACCAGGCCCTCCAGGTATACTCGGGACTCCCATTATTCCTGCGGCGGCGGCTCCTGGAAGACTCGCGGGAAGACCCGGAACTCTCGAAGCCAAATTGCCCATTTTTCCAGCGCCCCGCATAAGTAGCCTGGCAGCCATCTACTATACAAAAACTTTTTATTTGCACTTAGTATGAAGCGTTTTAATGCCCTAGTAAAAGAGGCCACTAAAACGCGCCGTAATGCGCTCGCTGAAATAATAGGAAACAGAATTCCCTTTGTAGTCACACCCTACAAGGACAGGAAGGGGCGCGTTATTTATAAAGCCGTCAGGGAAACTTATTTTGTAATTTCAAATTATAAAAAGTATTACGGAATCAAGGCGGCTGGGCCTCTTCACCTGCTGTCAAAAGCCCCAAAGGCAATCCGTCCAGCCCGCCAAAAGTGATTACCATGACAAGGTTGGCCCATCTGTTTTGTATTTAGGAGTCCACTCGAAAGAAAACCAGTCCTTCTGTGGAGGGACCGCCGCGCCCTCGCCGAAAGTGACGTGCCAGCATTTCTCCAATATATATCCAAATTCTACAGTAAAATCCAAATTATGTGTAAATATGTAATACCAGCCCTCGTAAAGCATCTTGGGGTTGGCCAGTATCCTCTCACGGGTAACTATAAACTGCCCCCCTTGCTCGTAGACCCACGGAGAATCTTCATCGGGAAACTCCCCCTTGAAAGGAATACAAAGCTTTCTGTAAAATGTATATAGTCTTGTAAAATAACGAGGAGTGAATATTGAAGTCTCTTTGCCCCTCTTTGCGAGCTCATCCTTGAAAGAATCCCCAAATGTTGTGTTATTTATGGGGATAAAACCATACTTTTTCCAGTTGGCTCCCTCGATCACCTCGAGGAGGGGCCTGTCATGCCTCTGATGAGGGCTCGTCTCGTGCCCGTGAATAAAGGCCACGGCCTCGGGCAGATTGTCGTAATTCTCAATGATGTATTTGAGGTAAGAAGTGGCCTCTTTTCCTAAATTCGGAATGACATGCTGAGGAACGAACGGACTGGGGTCCGCCCCCTCCTTGTCAATCAGAACTACAGGGAACTTTGACTGCAAGAGCCAGTTGAGATCCTCTTTCCAGTGACTCGTCACAATGGTCAGGCTCATTAACTTTTAAAAGTTTTTTTTATGAAAGAACAAAACGCTCCTCGGCTGCATATGCCTCAGCCTCAAATGGGTGCTTCACATACTCGACAATATCCATGATACTTGAAGGGTTTGGTCCAAAGAATCCACCAGCCGGCTTTCCGTTCTTGTACCAGACCTTCCCATCTGTATCAGGGTTGGCCCGCATATTGGCTATGTGCTGATTAGACAGTACGTATCCTGGAGGAATTTGAGGTCCTCGCATCTTCTGGCATACGTGAACAATCTCGTGGATAAGGGTACTCGCATCTGTCACCCCCGAAAGGAAGATGATATTGAGACGGGTGTGAGGAAGGCCATCCTCGTAGTACGCCTTGGCGAACCGCCACGGAAGTCCTGAATAGATGGTCGTCTCAAGAAACTCCTGGGCTATCTGGGCCTGACGCCAAAGTTGGTCCTTCTCCTCTGGATTCCAGGCACTCGCAGAGTTGACGGCCAGAGCCTTGTACTCCTCGCGAGACCTGCAGTGCCTAGCGGCAAGGTCATAAGGCCCGAGACGGGCAATAAAGCCGTCTGGGTCCGCGGCCAGGAAATTTTGGGTCTGTGTCCTAGTGAGGAACTCCATCTAAAGCTAGCACTCAAAAAAATACTAATGGCTATAGTAACCTTCCTCCTCGATCGCTCGGGTTCTATGGAGTCGTGCTGGGATGACGTGCTTGGCGGTTTCAACGCCTTTGTGAAGGGCCAGGACCCAGAGGCTAAGCTGACCCTGATTCAGTTCGATCACGAGTACCAAGTTTCATATGAGGCCCTCAAGATGGCCGAGGTTCAACCGCTCACCCGCGAGACGTACAAGCCTCGCGGGTCAACGGCCCTTTTGGATGCCCTGGGTCAGTTACTCAAGTCGAGCACTGACCCAGGTGTTGTGGTAATCTTTACGGACGGTCTTGAGAACGCCTCCAAGACATATACCAAGGCCCACATCAAGGATCTGGTCGAGCAGAAGACCAAGGACGGCTGGACTTTTGTGTATATGGGAGCGAACCAGGACGCCTTCGCGGAGGCGGGTTCAATGGGCATCGGCCCGGCCCACACGATGAATTACGACGTGACCAGGACCCCAGAGGCGATGCACCGCCTCAGTCAGACGGTGAGTTCTATTTCGTCTAATTAAGCCGCATCTAGTTTTGCCTTGGCGGCGGCGAGATTCACTTTACCGACTGCGCCGATTGCTCCTGTATTTTCATTAATAACAACCTCTTCTCCGTGGGCCTTTAAGTTTTCTATTTTTTGAGCGGCGGCCTTCTTCTCCCTCAACGCCCCAGATACATCGAACATGGTAAGAAGAACTAGAAGACCAAGCATGTAAATTGTATTGCCTTTGGCCGAGGGGTTTGTCTTGGCCTGCGCTCCGCTATATCCCATAGATCCAGCTACGAATACGTACATAAGTGTAATAAGACCTCCCTGAAGACCGCCCTCCTTTTGTTGCTTGTATGCGAAACCAACTGAAAATGCTAGAGTCACTACAGCGAAAAGAAGACCTGAGATAGGAAGTGCTTTGGCGCCTCCGCTCTTGGGGTCCTTCTTGAGAGCCACCATCCACGGCGTGTAAGAAACAACCGTCAGGATGGCGGCCATTAGGCCAGCAAGTCCGTAAAACATTCCCTTCTCGAGACCTGCTCGGTTTGCTATATCCATCGATATCGCAAGGGACAAGAGAAATATGAGCGCAACCGACGCTGGTTTTCCCTGAGAGAGGAGCCAGCCAGCCCCAAAACTCGTAGGTACCGCCGCGAGCCAAGACATGAGGAGGGCTGGTAAGGCACTCATTATTATGGTCTACTAAAAAAATTACACGGCCGAGTTGCTCACAACTGCAGCGGCTGGCCGAGGGGCAAACTTGGACATTGCGGCGGCCTGGATGCCTGCGATTTTCCCTGTCGCCTTTAGATAAGACATCATGAAATACAATAAAATAAGTATCTGTGCAACCAGACCTAAGACCATCAGGATGTAGCCACCACCCTTATTCTGCTTGCACTTGCGCGCCTTGGATATTCCCATAGAAGACAGGATAACAAGAAGCAAGCTCGCGATGGCTCCACCCATAAACGTCACCTGAACAGACATAGGAACACTCGTGTTGCTCATTATTACTTTACACGGAAAATAATACGCTGGCCAAGTACTTTCTCGGTCTGCTTAAGAGCAGCCTTGAAGCTCGGCCTGGACCACAAGAGCCATCGAGACCAGAAGCCAGCCGTGTATCTTCCGGCTCTTGTCCAGTTTTCTCGCTTTCGGTGCCTTGTAAGGTACCGCTCCATTCGGCGTGGGTCCGCGTGCTTGGTGTAATCCGAGTAGCCCTTGCGGCCAAAGTGAACACTCTTGGAGCGCCCACCTACCGTGGGCACTTCCGCTACGAACTTGTGCGTGCCGTCGCGATCCTTTTTTAGAATCACCTGCATGGTTTCAGGCTAATACGTATAGAGATATAAATCACGAGGGCCAAAGTCAGGACGTTAAACGCCATCCAACCTATGATATAAGGCATAAATGCGTTATTTTCAAGTATCATATTTAAGAGTTGACGAGTAAGAGAATCATCATCCATGGACCGCTTTCTTAAGACTCGAGATGTTAAAAAACCTGCTCAAGATTTCGCGAGTGCCGAAGTCATCTGCGTATGGGGTCCCGAGGGTATAGGCAAGACCTGGTTGGCTGAGAATACGGGAGGTGTTCACCTGACGGAAGACATCCTGCGTTCTAAACAGTCCACTCTCGATTTCATGGCTCGCATGAGATCGAGTGATCAGGCAGTTATAATGGATAGTTTTGAGTCTCTGAAAGACCTGGTTGGCCTTCGTGAACTGCAGGGGAGTCCTTCACGGGCCCAGATGTTTATTACGGCCCGATCTCCCATCAAGCTTCCTTTCCCTGTTCTCAACCACGAGTATCCAGTCCCCACCCCTGAAAAAATAATAAAAATAATTAATTTTCTAAAACCTGGAACGGATGAGAAGCGGTTACAAAAGTTGGCCGAGGAGGCAAAAGGGTCAGTGCGGTACGTGTTACAAGAGATCGAGTTTTGCTCAGACTCCAGAGACTTTTTCCAAGAACCCCGAAAGGACCTTGAGGTTCTATTCTGTAAGGGAGTCAAGGGCCACGCTCCAAAGTGCATACACGAGCATGGATTTTCATGGGCAATGGTCCAAGAAAACTATCCAGATGCAGACCTTAGTCTAGATCAGATTGCTGAACTGGCGGAGGACATGACGGATGTCGATATCATCGATGATAGAATGTATCGAGAACAGTCGTGGGACCTGCTGGCCTACTTTGCAGCCCTGGCTATATTCAAGCCCGCCTTTTTAGTCAAAAAGTCCTTGAAGAAGCTCCGCCCGGGTTCTATGTGGACAAAGTTTCAGAACGAGTGCATGAAACGCAAAAAAGTAGAGGCTCTGAAGCGCAAATATGGGCTAGAACCCGAGTTTGTCGAGTATTACGCACTGCTTCTAAACGAAGCAGACCCTCAGGAGATTTCTTTTATGAAAAAAATATCCACTTTTTGTAAATGAAGCTGGCGCTGATTGTCGCCATAGTCATAATTTTGTTTTTGCTCATAAAGCCAGTTGTTATCGAGGGCTACTACGATGCGAAAGCCGACAAGGAATACAAGGAACTCATGATGATGCAACTTCGAACTATTGGGGCAGGCAAGCCAATAGATGAAAAGTCGCCGCCTGATGTCATGGTGAAGGTCATGGCCAGTTGGCTCGTCGGTTATAACAACTATGCCAAGAAGACGGGTGCTCCTCAGGCTAAGCTGGAAGACGCCCCGAAGATGTTCCCAGAGGCCTGGTTAGAGGAGTACAATAAATCAATTGCAAAGAAGTGAAATTAGAATAGATACAAAAGCAAAAGTGAGAAGAGGCGCGTCGGACTCTTCGAGCATCGGTATCAAACTGCTGCCCGAAAACTCCTCAGTATACC